AACGCGGTCAAGGACCTTGCGCGAACCGGCGTTCAGTCGATCACCTATCCCTCAAGCCATGTGGACACGATTGAGACGGCCGTGCGCCGTGCGGTCGTCACCGGTGTCAACCAGACCGCCGCAAAGTCGCAGCTCGCGCTCATGGACGAGCTCGATATTGATCTTGTGGAAGTAACCGCCCACGCCGGCGCTCGCCCGAGTCATCAAGAGTGGCAGGGGCAAATCTATTGCCGTAAGGGCTCTCACCCGAAGTACAAAAACTTCGAGGAGGCTACGGGGTACGGCACCGGCGACGGCCTTTGCGGCTGGAACTGCAATCACAGCTTTTTCCCGTATGTCGAGGGCGCGCCTCGGACCTACTCAAAGGCCCAGCTCAAGGACTACGCCGCGAAGGACATCACTTATAACGGCCAGCAGTTGACCGAGTACGAGGCTTTGCAGCAGCAGCGCTATATCGAGCGAGGTATTCGCCGATGGAAACGCGAGGAGGTCGCCATGAAGGCGGCTGGGCAATCTACCGACGAGGCGCGGGCCAAAGTCCGTGTATGGCAGGCTCGACAGCGCGATTTTATCAAGCAGACCGGTCTCAAACGAGACTCTTCTCGTGAGCAGATCGGATAAAACTCTCATAAACAAGCCCTCGGCGACCCGTATCGAGTTTTCTGCCTGGGGCCCTGGTGTTTATACTCCCAATATTTGGAAGTCATACGGACGATCGTGGAGCTCCGTATGACTTCCTTTTATATGCGAGCCGTGGTCAACGCAGGTTCGACTCCTGCAGCTCGCGCAATATCGGCTACCCGTCAGCCTATGAGGACGGGGCGGCAGGTCACGGCAACGACCTAAAAAGCCTAACCGCAAAGAAAGGAAACAGTATGAAAAAGGACGAACTCACCGCTCTGGGCCTGACAGACGAGCAGGCCGACAAAGTGCTTGCAATCAATGGTCGCGACATTGAAAAGCACAAGAAGGCAGCCGAAGACGCGAAAGCCGAGACGGCCACTCTGCAGCAGCAGCTCTCCGACCGCGACAAGGACCTCGAGGCCCTGAAAGCCGGCGCGGAAGACGCTGAGAAAGTCAAGCAGCAGCTTACCGACCTGCAGACAAAGTACAACGACGAGACCGCCAAGTATCAAAAGCAAATCGCCGATCGCGATTATGCCGACGCCCTCGAGACCGCCTTCAACGACGGCAAGATCGAGTTTACCTCCAAGGGCGCAAAAGCCGCGGCCTGCGCTGACTTCATGGCTACTCGCTGCGAGCTGAAAGACGGCAAGCTCGTTGGCTTTGAGACCCGCATTGAGGAAATGCGGAAGAAAGACCCTGATTCTTTCCGTGCCGAAAAGCCTGACCCCAGCTTCGCAAACCCGACTGGAAACGGTAACCCGACAGTCCTGAGCAGAGCTGCGCAGGCCGCGCGTGCTGCGAGTGCGAGATTCGCTCCTGCTTCTACCACAGCAGAGAACACCAACACTAAATAAGGAGGATTCCATTCATGTCTATTCTGAAAACTGAGATCGGCACCGCGACTCCTAATTTCCTGGATAGCGAAGTCGGTCTCGTCACCAAGACCGCGCAGATTCCTCAGAGCATGGGCCAGACTGACGGCGATCGCAAGACCGTGTTTGCTGGCACCGTGTTCCCCGCGAATACGAGCGCTGCAACCGGCATCGTGTTCCAGGACGTCGACGTCACCGATGGCGACGCGATCGGCTCTATCATGGTCGCGGGCCGCGTGATCAGCGACCGCGTGAACGCCGCAAGCGCTGCGCAGACCGCGCTCAAGAACATCGTCTTTGTTGGCGCGAACGCGACCGTCCGTGGCTATTCCGTCACCTACGAGAAGGACGGCGGCACGGGTGACGTTCCCGTCGATGCAACTATGTACGCTGACGGCGAGATCGTCCAGCTCTCTAAGAGCTATCCGCTGACGAAGAGCTCTAAGTCTCAGATCGGCTGGGCCCTGAGCTCTGGCGGCGGCGCCGTTGACACGGTTACGATCGCGGGCGCGGACGTCAAGGTCTACCCCGTCTTCGAGGCCTAATCTAAGTAAGGAGGATATAACACATGCCCGATATTCTGAGAATGCTGTCCCAGGCTGAACAGCTTGACTTCAGCCAGAACTTCCTGATGCCCCGCGCGAACTACCTGGGTGACGCGATCTTCCCCGACCAGAAGACCCAGAACTTCAAAGCTGAGTACCTGCGCCTTGCCGCTGGTTCCCAGCTTCCCACCATGGCCCTGATTCACGGTCTCGATACCGAGGCGCATATCGCTTCTCGCCCTGCGCTGGAACGCGTAACGGTTGAAAAGCTCTTCATCAAGGAGAAGATCAACCAGACCGAGTCTCTGCGTCAGGTACTCGAAAACGGCGCCTTCAACGACAGCGCCCTGATTACCTACGTTTACGACGACTGGGCTCGCCTGGCCGAAAGCGTGCGCTGCCGTTCTGAGGTCGCTAAGATGGAAGTCTTGTCTACCGGCAAGATGACCGTCAAGGAGAACGGCCTGAACTTCTCTGTTGACTTCGGCGTGCCGAACGGTAACACCGGCTTCGACATTGACGTTTCCACGCCTGACAAGAACGTTCTCGCACAGATCGAAGAAGTCGTCGAGACTGCTCGCGATAAGGGCTTCACCGTCACCGGTATGGTCCTGTCCGGTTCCGTACTCTCTAAGATGCTGACCAGCGAGGGGATCTCCAAGGCCATCTATGGCGGTGCCGGCGCTGGCGCTATGGTCTCCCGTACGCAGCTCGTCGGTCTGTTTAACGAGCTCTTCGGTATCACTGATATTCGTACGAACGACCTGCGTTACAACGTCGAGGGCAAAGACGGCAAGCTGACGACTCAGCGCTTCTGGGGTAAGAGCAAGGTCTCCTTCCTGGCTTCTTACAACGGCCTGCAGAACTTCGGCGTCGGTCTGTGGGGCGTGACTCCCGAAGAGGAGCAGCTCGGCCCTTGGACCGCGAAGAGCGCCGAGCAGTTTATCACCCTGACCCAGTGGACCGAACCCGACCCCACGGCCGTTTGGTCTAAGGCGTCTGGCCTGTTCGTGCCCGTTCTGCCGAATCCCGCAGGCCTGTTCATCGCCACGGCCAAGCTGCAGTAAGGAAGGCGGTGCGGTAAGTGGTCGTTGTCAGCTACGAGTGGTATAAGACCACTTACGGCGGCGAGCTGGATGAAGATACCTTCAACCGGCTCGCCTCTCAGGCGTTCCTCTTTGCGGACGCCATGACCGAGTATAGGCTCAGCGCGCGCTGGGCCTGTCTGGCGGAGTCCGTACGCGCAGCGGTTATGTCGGCTGTCTGCGCGTATGCCGACCAGGCAAATATCGAGGAGTCCGGCGGTCCTGTTTCGTCCGAGACGAACGACGGCATCTCGCGAACCTATGCGACGGGCAGCGCCTCGAGCGCCGGCGCGTCAAAGAACGCAGGAACGGCGCAGGGCCGATTAAGCAATGCGATTCGGCTCTACCTCGCGCCTACGGGCCTCCTGTTCCGCGGGAGGGGCCGCCGATGAAAGACTTCCTCGCATGTACCGAGCTCGTGACGCTCGTTCACCATGTCAAGACCGCCGATTCTGATTCGTATGCCTGCTATCCCATTCAGGGCGTCAGTTGGTATGCGAAGACAGAAACGGCGGTCACGGCTGACGGCGCGAAAGCGGTCAATGTTTATAAGGTCCGAATCCCCGAGGCTGTTCTCCCGTCTTGCTTGCCTGAAAAACTTGACTACCTGGTCAAGGGGGAAATTTCAGGGGTACTCAAGCCGGCAGACCTCAAAGGCTCAACCTATTTTCAGATCACCGCGGTCGCTGATAACCGGCGCGGAACTCTTCCGCATGTGGCAGTGAGCGGCGTATGAGTTTCGGAATCAAGATCAAAAGCGTCAACATCACGCCGAGTAAGATTCTTGCTAAGCACGGTCTCGGCAGCGATAACAAGGCGCGAAAGTACCTCGCGACCTCGGTCGCGAAATACTGCGACCCATACGTTCCTATGAGCGCGGGCGCAGGAGCGCATTTGAAGAATCAAAAGCAGATCGCCCCTGACGGCAGCAAAGTCACCTATCCAGGGCCGTACGCCCATTATGTTTATGTCGGCCTCGTCATGGTAGGCCGTGCGCCAAAGAGCTATTCAGGCCGTGCGCTCAACTACCACGGCGCGCCGATGCGAGGTAAAGAATGGGATAAGCGTATGCTTGCGGACCGCGGGGGCGATCTCAAAAGAGACTTCGCCGCTTATGTAGGAGGTAGAGCAAAATGACGATCATTGACGGCGTTCGCGCCTGGCTGAAAACCTATGAGGGACTGGCCGATGGCCGGCTCAGCGTGGATTTTCTGCCCGAGGAGGCGAAGAGCTACTCGGTCGATACCGTGCCGACCACTGAGATCGTCAAGCGCTACCTCGACGGCAGCTCCATTCGGCAATATCTCTTCTGCGTATCGAGCCGCGAGTTTTACAGCGATAACATCGCGCAGAACGTGGACAATCAAGCCTTCTATGAGGGCCTTTCGTCCTGGCTCGAGCGCAAGAGCAAGCGCCGGCAATTCCCCGACATCGGCACGGGCCGCACGGTCCGTTCAATCGAGATCAGCTCTACCGCGTACCCGTTTATCGTTGACGATCACGGTACGGCGCGGTACCAGCTTCAACTCAGACTAACTTATTTCCAGAAAGGAGATCGTACCGCATGAAACTTTCCGAGCTGATGGCGTCCTATACGCCGAACGCCGATTTTGAGGGCTTCGTCACCAACGACGACTTTGTCCTCGCGATCGACTGCTCCGCTAACGGCTCCGCAGAGGTCGCGGATTATGCCGTCGCGCAGCTTGGCGTGACCGGTCTCGACGCAAACCTCAACCCGATCACCCAGGACAAGACCTATATCCGCGCGGGCCAGTCCACCATGAAGACCGGCAACCAGCGCGCCTTCAAGGTCTCTGGCGACCGCTATATCGGCGATGACTTCCAGGACTTCGCCCTCTCCCATGGCATCATGTATGGCACTGGCTCCGCTGTCATTCGCAAGTACGTTTACTTCTGCTTGCTGAACGGCAAGGGCGAGACCGGCCAGGCCTCTATCATCGTCAACTCTGACGGCAGCGGCTCCGCGGGTGAGAGCGCCAGCATCGACATTGACGTCAAGAAGGCCAACGCCGCGCCGAGCGAGTACACCTACTCCGCAGCTATGGGCGGCTAATTTACGAAGGAGGATTTGACAAATGGCAATGTTTCAGTTTTCCGCTCGCCAGGTCGAGCTCAACTTCTGCGATCAGATCAAGTGCACCGTACCGCTGACCGACGAGGTTCAGAAGAAGGTGCAGGACGCCGCAAAGGAGCTGCTTCGCGTGTCTCAGGCTGCGAAGGACTCCGGCAATAAGGAGCGCACGCTCGATGACCTTTGCGATTCTGTGATGGACGCAATCGACGAGATTCTCGGCGAAGGCATGTCCGATCAGATTCTCGGCATGAAGGAGGGCTATACCTTCTGGGACGCCTGCGACGTGTTCAAGTACATCACCGACGAGATCAACACCGCAATGCGCGGTGTGGCTGCGTCCTACGCGTCTAAGCCCCCGATCACGCCGGTAAACCGCGCGCAGCGCCGCGCAAAGCATAAGAGACACGGCGCATGAATCTCCTAACGACCCCGTTGCCGTACGCGGTAAAAGTCGGCGGTCGTGAGGTCCCCATCAATACGAGCTTCCGCGTCGGGATGCGGTTCGAGCTTCTGGCTCTTGACGACCAGCTTACACCGGAGAACGTCTTGACGGCGTTCTTCGGTGACAACTGGCCGCAGCCGTATGACGAGGCGGTCAAACAAGCTCTCTGGTTTTACTGTCTCGGCAAGCCCCATGAAAAGGAGGAGACCGACAAGCAAAACCTTAAGCCCTCTCGCAGGAGCTACGATTTTGAGATCGACGCCGACGCGCTTTATACTTCGTTCCGCGCGGCCTACGGCATCGACCTCTTGCAGGAGGACCTCCACTGGTGGGCCTTCCGTGAGCTAATGCTTGGGCTTCCTGACGATACCCCCTTCAAGCAGCGCGTCTATTACCGCACCGGCAGCACGGAAGGCATGAGCGCCAAGCAGAAAAAACAGTTTGAGACTCGGCGCGCAAAGTACGCAATTCCCGAGCGCGGCGCAGTCGATCATAAGTTGACTCTCAATGAACGCGACGCCGCGATCAAGAGGTATGTTGCCGATCGTTTCAAGGAGGTTTATGGAAAAGGAAAAGCCTGAGCATAAAAAGCTCAAGTGCCCTTTTTGCGGATATGAAATGCCTGTGTACCTCGCGCCTGACGCGAAGTGCGCAGGCGTTTTTGTTCGCTGCAAGGGCCGAAATTGCAAGAAATTATTCGAGATTCGCGTCAAGTAGTTGCCTTAGTTGCCGATGACGCCACTGAAAAGGTGGTGGAAACATGGCAAATGACGGCTCCGTCATTATCGACATTGAGGGCGATTCCAGTAAATTCAAAGACGCTCTCTCTGGCCTTGGCGGTATCGCCTCTACCGCCCTAAAGGGTGTTACGACTGCGGTTGCGGCTGTTACGACCGCCGTTGCCGGCGTAGCCACCGCCGCCGTGAAGGTCGGCTCCGGTTTTGAGTCCAGTATGTCGCAGGTCGCGGCGACAATGGGTCTTACGGTCGAAGACATTCGCAATGGCTCGGAAGAGTTTGAGCTGCTGTCCCAGGCCGCAAAGGACGCAGGCGCGACGACAGCGTTCAGCGCATCCGAGGCCGCCGACGCTCTAAACTACCTGGCTCTGGCCGGCTATGACGCCGCGACTTCTGCGGACGTTCTGCCCTCGGTTCTGAACTTGGCCGCTGCAGGTGGTCTTGATCTTGCGTATGCTTCCGATCTTGCGACCGACGCAATGGCCGCGCTCGGTATCGAGGCAAGCAGCGCAAATCTGACCGAGTTCGGCGACAAAATGGCGAAAACCGCCAGTAAGGCGAACACCAGCGTTGGACAGCTCGGCGAGGCGATTCTTACCGTCGGCGGCACGGCGAAGAGCTTGGCCGGCGGCACAACTGAGCTGAACGCAGCGCTCGGCGTCCTCGCAAACCGAGGCATTAAGGGCGCTGAGGGCGGCACGGCTTTACGAAACGTTATTCTTGCTTTATCTGCGCCTACAGATAAAGCAGCGGATGCTATGTCCTCGCTGGGTCTGGAAGTCTATGACGCAGCCGGCAATATGCGTCCGCTCAATGAGATTTTCCGCGATCTTGATTCTGCGCTATCGGGTATGACCGAGGGCGAAAAGACGCAGGTCCTCAATGAGATTTTCAACAAAGTCGACTTAAAATCTGCGCAGGCCCTTCTCGCCGGCTGCGGCGAAGAGTTCGATAACCTGGCCGCCGCGATCGACGACAGTGCAGGCGCCATGCAGAACATGGCCGACACGCAGCTCGACAACCTGCAAGGCGATATTACGATTATGAAGTCGGCCCTCGAGGGACTCGGCATCGGCGTATATGAAAACCTGCAAGCTCCGCTCCGTGATACGGTCCAGTTCGCGACCGAGCTCGTCGGGCAACTCTCCGAGGCGCTCAACGAGAACGGCCTGGAAGGTCTTGTCTCAGCGGCCGGCGACGTTCTCTCTGAGGTTCTCCTCAAGATCACGAGTGAGCTGCCGAAGTTTATTGACATCAGCGTCAAGGTCATTAAGAGCTTGATCTCCGGTTTGCTCAAGAACAAGGACACGCTTGTCAACAGCGCGATCGAGATCGGCAAGGTCTTAATCAACGGGCTCGGTTCCATTCTTGGCGACTTGGGGCTTGCGGCCCTTGAGATCATTACCACTCTCGCAAACAGTCTCGCAAAAGAGGCGCCTACTCTGATTCCTGCTGCGGTCGAGGCAGTCCTGCAGTTTGTCGAGGGCCTCCTTAGCACAGAGAATCTCAGCGCCCTTATCGACGCCGCGCTTGCCCTACTGACTGGCCTTGTCGAAGGCCTGATTGCTGCGGTGCCGGTCATCATCGAGGCGGCCCCTGTCATCATTGAGAATCTCGTCACCGCGATTCTTGATAACCTGCCGCAGATCATCGAGTGCGCGATCACGCTCTTAAATGCCCTTACGCAAGGCCTGCTCGACAATCTGCCGCTTCTGGTCGACGCCGCGATCGAGCTGACCCTTGCGATCGCCGAAGGCTTGATCGAGGCATTGCCCGACCTGATTGACGCCGCGCTTGATCTCGTGGACGCTCTGGTCGATACGATTTTTGAGACTGACTGGCTGGCGCTCGGCGCGCAGATTCTCGAGTCGCTCGTCAAGGGTATTCTCTCCCTGATCGGCTCGCTTTTCGAGGCCGCAGGCAAGATCGTCTCGACGATTTGGGACAAGATCACAAATACGGAGTGGTTCCAGAAGGGCGCTGAAGTCCTCACAAAGATCATCAACGGCATTAAGAGCATCTTCACGACCCTCGCCCAGACGGCAAGCGATCTTGTCAAGAAGATCACCGACAAGATCACAAATACTGAATGGTTCCAAAAGGGCTCGGAAATCCTCACGAAGATCATCGACGGTATCAAGAGCCTGTTCTCCAACTTGGGGCAGGCCGCGAGCGATCTCGTCAGTCAGGTATGGGACACGATCACAAATACCAACTGGCTCGACCTTGGCCGCAACATCATCGAGGGTATCGCCAACGGCGTCTCGAATGCAGTCGGCACGCTTGTTCAGGCTGCAAAGAATGTCGCGAACAGCGCGCTCAACGCGATCAAGTCCGCGCTCGGCATCTCGTCTCCGTCTAAGGTCTTCGCCAAGGAAGTCGGCCGCTGGATTCCTCCTGGAATCGGCAAGGGCGTCGATCAGGCTATGCCTGCGCTGACCGACGATATGCGCGCCCAGCTTCAAGACCTGATCGACGACGCGAATGTCTCCGTCGCCGCAGAGGTCGGCGGACTCAGCAGCAAGCTCTCGCTCACGGCGAACTCTGGCTCTGGCAGCGGCAACCACTCGCAGACTATTACGAACGACAATGGAATCATTGTCTACGTGACCTATAACGGCGACGGCTCTGAAGAGGACGCGCGCCGCGTAGGTAAGCAGATCGGCGCTGAAACAGCGCGCGAAATCCGAAGAAGGGGGCTTGCACCGACATGACCGGCGATAGCTTTAGCTTCGGCAGATATAACAGCGTAGACGACTGGGGCCTGATGGTGATTGCTTACGACTACTTGCTTCCCCCGAAACGAGCCCGTAAGATCACCATTCCTGGCCGCTCTGGCTCTTATGACTTCGGCGCGAAAAACTGGGAAGAGCGCACCTTGCGCATGACCTGCACGCTGACGCGCCAAGTCACAAAAGCCGAGTTCCGTGAGATCATCTACGCCCTCAGTAAAAAGGCTCGGCTCCGTCTCTGGAACGAGCCTGACAAGTATTATATCGCCGAGCTCTATGACCCTGCCGAGGTTCAGGACTACTATCTCGAAACAGGGCGCGAATTCGAGCTTAACTTTATCGCCGAGCCGTTTGCGTACGGCCCGACGATCACCACGCCGCTTGAGAACGGACGCAATAAGATCGCGTATCAGGGCACCGCGGAAACGCCGTGCATGATCGTCCTGCGCAACGTCTCCTCGAGCAACGTCCAAAATATCACGATCACTGCAACGAAAAGGAGTGACTAAGCTATGTATGCTTGCGACTACCTTGAGACCGGTTTTCTGAATGTCCTGCGCGGCGTTACCTTCGCCGCCCCGACCAAAGTTTACCTGGCCTTGTTCCTCAATGACCCTGGCGACTCTGGCACGGCCGGCACTGAAATCAGCTACGCCGGTTATGCCCGCATGGAGATTGCCTTCTCCGAGCCCGCAGTCTCGAATGGCGGTATCGGTATTCAGAATCTCTCTGACATTACCTTCGCGGCACCGGCCGACCCTGCGGGCACCGTAACGCATATTGCGATCATGGACTCTCTTGTCGGCGGCAATATGCTCGCCCGCAGCGAGTTGACCGAAAGCCTGGTTATCGGCGCGAATGAGCCGCCTGTCTTCCTGGCCGGCGACGTGCTCTTCTACCTGACCGGCAACATGTCGAACGCCTTCAAGACAAAGCTCCTGAATCTCTTCCGCGGTACGTCTATCCTCGGTATCTCCCCGCATTTCTCCCTTTGGAACGGTTCTCCCGAAGAGACCGGCTCCGAGCTTGCCGGCGATAACTACGCCCGTGTTGCACTGACGTTCTCCGCGCCGAGCGAGCAGGCGAGCGGTCAGATGCTCGTGCAGAACTCTCTCGCCGTGTCCTTCAACCGTCCTTCGACCCCGTGGGGCGTTTGGACTTATTCGGCGATCTACTCTGCGGCAACGGGCGGCGAGCCTGTGTACCTGCAGGAGCTTACCGAGGCGATCACGATCAAGAAAGGCTATATGCCGACGATCGACGTCGGCGCGTTGAAGGTGGGATTGAACTAATATGTTTAGCTTTGACCGCTTCAATTTATCCAGGTTTTCCCTGGGAAGTCAGGACAACACAATTCACATTGAGCTGCTCCTCACTGAAAGCCTGGAATCTGTTGCCGGCGTAGCTATTCCGGTCGAGACGACCGCCTTCTTCAATGACATTCTCCGTGGTACTGCGCGCGGCGCGATCGGCATTGCTTCGACCTTCGAGTCGTATGCGGCAATGAACAGCGCCGCGCTTATGCAGGCGAATATCATCGTGCAGGGCTTGCTCAAAGATGCCTTGCTGGCCGTGTCTGACGGCGCGCAGAACTCCATGATCGTTGGCGTGCTTGCCGATAATCTTGGCGCAAGCTCGTACGCAAGCGCTGATATTCTCTGGCATGAGGCCTATGCCGACGCACTTACTTCGCTTGCGAGCGTAGTCAAGGACATTTTGATCGACCCGTTGCTCTATGAAGTGCTCGGCTCGGTCTCTGGCGCAGGCACGCAGTCTACGGAGCAGGTTTCCGTCACTGTCACGATTCCGCCTGGCGGCGAATTGCGTATTGACAGCGATACCTTCCGAGTCCTGCTGAATGGCGAGAACGTTCTCGATAAGCAGTCCGGCGACTGGCTTATGATCTCGCGCGATCTTCTCTACCTTGATATTGAGAGCGCAATCGGCAACGGCTTGTCCGGTAACTTGATCTACACAGAGAGGTACTTGTGATATGCTTGAAATTTTTGATAAAAGCCGAAAGCGTATCGCGATTGCCGAGAACGCAAGCGGCGTAGAGGAAGAGCGCAAGATCAATAGTCTTTGGTATCTCACTTTTTCGCTTCCGTATAACGACGCAAAGAATGAGTATTGCCAGCCCTTCAACTATGTCCGCTACAACGGCGGTGAGCTTTATCGCATTATGCCGGTTGACGCAGAGATCGCTGAGACCGGCCTTTTGACCTATCAATGCGAGCACGTTCTCGCGACCTTGATCGACAACGTGCTCTTCGGGTACCACGTCGTAGGCAACCACGGGACCTACACAGCTGATTGTATTCGGTATGTACTGAATCGGCAGCGCGTGCAAAACTGGGTCCTTTATGAGTGCGACTTCGCTCGGCAATTTGAATACGGCTGGACGCAGGAGACCTTGCTCTCGGCCCTGTTCTCGATCGCGACGCCGCTCGCCGACTACATGTGGGTAACTGATACAAGCGTCTATCCGTGGCGGCTCTCCCTCAAGTCGATCGGCATCGGACAAAAGCCGCAGCTCTATGTGCGCTCGGGCTGGAACATGCTCTCGTACGGCTCTGGCAGCGACCCGCAGCAAATTTGTACCAGGCTTTACCCCCTGGGCTACGGCGAAGGCGTCAACCAGCTCACGATCAAGAGCGTCAATAACGACTGCGAGTACATTCAGAGCCCGCAGGAGTATATCGACAAGTATGGTCTTATTGAGAGAATCTGGATTGACCGCCGGTATGAGGACCCAGCAAGCCTTCTCTCCGCGGCGCAAGTCATGCTGAATGAATTGCAGGACCCTTTGCAGCAATTCGAGATCAGCTTCGCCGAGCTCGACGAGTCCGACTACAACGTCGCGCAGATCGGTAAGCGCGTTCGTATTTTGCAGACCGAGCTTGGTACGCAGGTCGATACCTACGTCACCGAGCTCACCTATAAGTACGACGACGTGCCGAGCAGCAAGATCATTGTTGCGAACAAGAGCACCGATATTGCATCCAGTGTCGCAGATATGGCCGACCGGCAGCGAATCGAGCAGGCGTACGCTCAGGGCGCAACGCAGCTCTATTCGCAGTCGCTTCAAGCTAACTGCGACTCGCAGAATGGCGCGGTCATGGACTTCTACCTTCCCGAGGATATGCGAATCGTCAATAAGATCGTCGCAAAGGTCCGTGTCGGCAGCTTCCGCGCTTACTCCAAGGCGACGAAGGCCGCCGAGTCTAAGGTTGTTTCCTCGACGACCGCTTCGCAAAAGACCTATTCGAGTACCTCGGGCGGCGGCTCTACCTCGACTACCTCCTCGGGCGGTGGTCAGACGTCAGGTGCAACGACGCTCGAGTCCTCAAACGTCTTGCCGAGCCAAACAAGTGGGCTGGCCGTGCACAATCATGGCCTTTCTCGCGGCGCACGGCTCGCGACGACCAGTGACGGCCAAACCATTGACGGCTATGAGACCTTTGTATGGTCTGGCGCGCATGTTCACCCTGCGCACACGCATGAGATCGACAGTCACTCGCATAGCGTTCGTATTCCAAGCCATTCTCACGACGTCACGATTCCTGGGCACAGCCATAATATCACGATTCCCGCGCATGAGCACGACATCACGCCTGGCATCTACTTCTATGGCAGCCCGAAACAGTTCGACCTCTATGTCAACGGCAAGAAGAAGGCGACGATTGTCTCGACTGACACCGAGCTCGACTTGACGCAGTACCTTGTGGACGCCAGCTCTAAGCTGATTCCGCGCGGCTCCTGGCTCTCGATCGAGGTTAGGCCGAACGATCTTGCTTACGTTAGCATTGACATGTTCGTCCAGGGCTTCGTGCAGTCCAGGGGCGACGCAACAGTTTAACTCTCAGGAGGTAAAACACTTTGGAGACTATGTATAAGGGCATTCCCTTCTCTCCGCAGGTCGCTCTCTCCGATGGTATCGGCGCGGGCGACACCGCAATTCCCGTCACTGATATTTCCGCCTTCCCCGACGCCCCGAACCTCGCGACGATCGGCACGGATGAAGACGGCGAAACGATTCTCTATACCGCAAAGACGACGGACTCTCTTTCTGGTTGTACGCGCGGTGTAGAAGGCACGGCGAAGGCCTGGCCTTCTGGTACCACGATCGCCCGCAACTTCACCAACAAGGACTTCGACGCCTTGCAGAAGAATATTCAGGAGGCAAAGACGCAGGCTGACAAGGGCGTCAGCGACGCAGCCGCCGCGAAAAGCGCGGCTGCTACTGCGCAGAGCGCCGCCAACGCAGCCGGTACCGCTGCTTCGGGCGCGCAGAGCACGGCCAACGCCGCGGGTACCGCCGCAAGCAATGCCCAGACTGCCGCAGACAATGCGCAGTCTGCCGCCGCCGACGCGCAATCTGCCGCCGACGACGCACAGAGCGCAGTTGACGAGCATGTCGCGAACAAGCAGAACCCGCATGGCGTGACCGCCGCTCAAGTTGGCGCGGCCGCCGCATCTCATAAGCACGGCAATCTGACGAGTGACGGCAAGCTCGGCTCGACCGCAAACCTTCCCGTCTTTACAGGCACGAGCGGCCTTGCGCAGGCTGAGGCCGTGCTCTCGGCGGCTGCCAAGCTGGGCCGCGGCTACGGCGCTTGCTCGACGGCCGCCGCAACAAAGGCGAAGGTCGTAACTCTCTCGGGCTTCGCGCTCGTCACCGGCGCGATTGTAGGCGTGAAGTTTTCCTACGATAACACCGCGACCGCGCCCACGCTGAACGTCAACAGCACCGGCGCAAAGTCGATCTACTACAAGGGTGAGGCGGTCGCGGCTGGGCTCCTCAAGGCCGGCTACGTCTATCTCTTCCAGTACAACGGCACGCAGTATGAGCTCCTGAATCCGGTCGCGCAGAGCGGTGGCGGCTTCTATCCCGCAATCGTCGTAACTGCCCCCACGGGCTCCACGGTGACCGCCACGGACGGCGAGACCTCTCTCGTGGGAACAGAGGTAAGCGGAAAATGGACTTTCCAGATTCCGTCCTACGGCGTGTGGAATATCACCGCTACCCTGAACGGTCAGACGGCTACCGCGAGCGTTTCGGTCACGGAGGTCAAGCAGTACACCGTCACGCTGACCTACTTCTCCGCGACGATCGCGGTCACATACCCCTCGGGCTCGACCTGTACTTGCTCGAACGGCACGACTACACTCACCGCGCCGAACACGACCGGCAGCTACACGTTTACCGTTCCGAGCGCCGGCACCTGGACCGTCAAGAGCACGAACGGCACAGATACCGCGCAGCAGGCCGTCTCGATCACAGCCAGCGGCCAGAGCGCAAGCGTGACCCTGTCCTATAAGCCGACCGCAAGCACGAGCGCCAAGTCTGGCGTCAGCTACACGACCGGCATTGCGAGCCTGACCGCCGAGAAAATGAGTCTCTACGCCGAGGCGATCTCTCAGAATAGTGCGATCACGAACACAACGAGCACGGTCTATATCGACGATGGCGCGAGCCACTTCAAAATCAGCGTTGGTGACTCGATCAATATCGCGATCAACGGTACCTCGTACGCCTTTAAGGTCATGGGCTTCAACCATGATACGCTGACGAGCTCCACCGCGTACGGCTCGGCGACTGCAACCGGCAAGGCAGGCGTGACCTTGCAAATGGTTGACTGCTTGGCGACTACCGCTTCTATGAACAGCTCAGATACGAATAGCGGTGGCTGGGAAAATTGCGCTATGCGTAAGACCAACATGGCGACCTACCTCAGCCAACTCACAAGCGCCTGGCAGAGCGTCATTAAGCAGGTCAACAAGCTCTCTTCCGCAGGCAGTAAGAGCACGACGATCAAGACGACCGCTGACAAGCTCTTCCTCCTGTCTGAGGTCGAGATTTTCGGCTCGACGACTTACTCGGTCTCTGGCGAGGGCACGCAGTATGCGTACTATAAGGCCGGCAATAGCAAGGTAAAGAATCGCAGTGGGTCTGCGAGCAGCTGGTGGGAGCGTTCTCCTGGTGCGAGCGGCTCTACCGGCTTCTGTCTTGTCGGCAGCAACGGCGGCGCCTACGGCAACGGCGCCAGCGCCTCGGCTGGCGTGGCCTTCGGCTTCTGTGTTTAATCTGTAATCTACAAATATCTGCGGCCCGTCAGGGCCGCGGAAAGGAAAGTGCTTATGTCAGTCTACAAATCCAAACGCGGCGCCAGCTCTGCGCAGTTCGTTGAGACCGCAAGAAAGCTGCAAGTCCATACCCTCGAGCAATGTCTCAAGGTTCCGAAGAGGTACACCTTCTACCTGACGCAGAAGATCATGGACCATGCAAGCGCCGTCTACGATGAGGTGACGATGGCAAACAGCATTTTCCCGATCAACCAGCATGAGGCCCAGCTCCGGCGAGATCACTTGATCGCGGCAAACGCTAAACTTCAAGCCCTCGATCGGCAACTGGGCCTTCTTGCGGGCGTCCTCTGGAAGAATCCCGAAAACTTCAAAGGCTTTGACAATGCCTTCACAGTTTGGGGCGAGCTTATCATCGAGGAGGCCAAACTCATTTCCGGTATCAGACGCTCAGATCGCGCCCGATATAAGAATCTTCCTGAATAACTGGGTCAAGTCCTGCATTGTTGCCCTGTCTGCGAACAACTGGTGGGAGCGTTCTCCTAATGCGAGCAACTCTACCAACTTCTGTAATGTCAACAGCAACGGCAACGCCAACAACAACAACGCCAGCAACTCGAATGGCGTGGCCTTCGGATTCCGTTTATTTCCTGGTGAGACCGAGTAACTCTCTTTAGAGCGAAAGCAGGACCGATACGGAAGGAGGACTTGCTTCCCTGGCCGTCGGGCCAAAAACACTCCGTCGATGCGGCCGTCTGGACGCTGCTTGCATGGCTCGGGAGCGCGCGGGTACCGAGTTTCATGGACGGCGCCGCTATGCAGTTACAGCACACGCGCTTAGTTACACCACTGTACGAAGGAGACAATTTTATCTATGACAAGTGAAGAGCGGCATGAACTCAGGTACCAACGCCGCTGTCAGAGAAGGCAGGCCAAAAGGCTCGCGCGCAGCATCGCTTGCGGCAGCTTTGAGGAGGCCTTTTCTTTTAGCAATCTATTTCAGGCAGGACAAACCTGCTGTAAAAATGTCAACTGGAAATGCTCGACGCAACGCTACCGAATGAACATCATCTCGAACACCGCAAAGACCCATGCGCAGTTGATGACCGGAACGTATAAGAGCCGAGGCTTCTACGAGTTTGACATTTACGATCGCGGAAAATGGCGCCATATTCGCAGCGTCCATATCACAGAGCGCGCCGTTCAGAGAAATCTCTGCGACCAGGTTATCACAAAGGTTTTTCAGCCTGCGTTTATCTACGACAACGCCGCAAGCATCAAGGGCAAAGGCATTGACTTCGCAATGGACCGTCTCAACTGCCACTTGCAGCGGCACTTCCGCAAGCACGGTCTCGAGGGCGGTATTCTCGTCTTCGACTTCAAAGACTACTTCGGTTCGGCGCAGCACTGGACCGTCAAAAACGAGCTCGCTCGTCGCGTTCACGACCCAAAGACCAGAAAGCTCGCAAATGACTTCCTCGAGAACTTTGGCCCAGTCGGGTACGGTCTCGGCAGTCAAATCTCGCAAAATGCGGCGCTCATGCTTCCGAACAAGCTCGATCACATTATCAAGGAAGAGCTTCAAATCAAGGGCTACGGCCGCTATATGGACGACGGCTATTTGATTCACGAGGATATTCATTATTTAGAGTATTGTCTCGAACGAATCAAAGAGGTCTGCGCCGAGTTGGGGATCACGCTCAACCTGCGCAAGACCAAAATCCGCCCGATCACACGCGGCATCGTGTTCCTCAAAACGAAGTTCATCTTAACGGAGACCGGCCGAGTCCTTCGCAAAATGAGCCGTGCGTCCATGCGCGCTATGAAGAGAAAGCTCTTCAAGTTCCGCAAGTGGTACGAGGCCGGCGAATTCTCGCTTGAGGATATTCGCACCGCTTATGACAGCTTCAAGGGACACATGAGACGAGGCGACAGCTTCAAGGCCGTCGCGCATATCGATCTATTTTTCAAGCATCTCTTCGGGTTCCACCCGAACGATAAAACGAAATGGAGGGCAACTAATGTACCGAATCATAAAAGATGGGACTACTCTGGGGCTGACCGAGCAACCGAATTTTGTCGAGCCGCTTGAGAACGGTTCCTGGGGACTCTGTGGCGAGTCCAGGGCTCACGGTATCGCCTGGGAAGGTAAAGTGTATGTCCTTGAGGGGAAGTCCACCACGGACGACCTGGAGCTCGTTACGCTTGCCTTCGTGGACGCGGGCGCGCTCGCAGTCGAGGCGACCGCCGTGCAGTCGATTCTCTTCGTGAACGCGGCTGAGGCTGGCGAGGTCGACGACGTGACTGCAGGCGAGCACGCCGAGCTCTTCCCCGAGTGGTCTTTTCCTGTCGCCTACAAGGCCGGCAATATTCGCCGCCGCAACGGACAGCTTTACCGCTGCTTGAAAGATCACACGTCTCAAGAGACCTGGACGCCCGAAGATGCGAGCAGCCTTTGGGTAGCAGTCGCGGACCCTGCTGAGGAGTGGCCCGAATGGTCTCAGCCTGGCGGCGACTACGACGCTTATGACAAAGGGGACAAGGTCTCGCATTCTGGTAAGCGCTGGACTTCTGACATCGATAACAACGTTTGGGAGCCTGGCGTTTACGGCTGGACGGAGGTAACTGAATGACGCTTTATCAGGTCCTCAGCCTTCTCGGCGTCGGCAGTTTACTTGTCAGCGTTTTTCGTTTGCTGTTCGCCCAGATCAAGGGCGTTCGGCTCGGCGTGCAGGCGCTCCTCAGGGCGCAGATGATCGCCGACTATAACAAGTGGAGCGAACGGGGTTACGCCCCGATCTATGCTCGCGAAAATTTCATCAACTGCTGGACGCAGTATCACAGCCTGGGCGTCAACGGCGTCATGGACGACCTGAAAGCGAAGTTCCTGGCGCTGCCGACCGATCACCCGCAGGCTGAGAAAGGAGATTTGGAATGAACGAAAAGATCATCAAGAGACTCGGCAATCTGCTGAGCGTCAAGTCGATCGTCACCCTGGTCCTGACCGGCGTGTTCGCCTATATGGCGATCGTCGGCAAGATCAGCCAGGATTTTATGACGATCTACGCCGTCATTATCGCCTTCTACTTCGGCACCCAGTCCCAGAAGACCCAGGACGCGATCGACGGCACCGGCAAGGAGGTCTAAAGCTATGACACCTGTTCAGCGTGTACTCGCTACCGCTCGCTCAGAAAACGGCTACCTCGAGAAGGCGACGAACGCCCAGCTCGAGGACAAGACTGCAAACGCCGGTTACAATAACTGGAACAAGTTTGCGGCCTTCCTAGACGATCTCGGAGTTGTCTACAACGGCAAGAAGAACGGCTACGCCTGGTGCGACTGCTTCGTGGACTACTGCTTCATTTACACCTTCGGCCTTGAACTCGGTATGGCTATGACCTTCCAGCCGAAGAAGGGCGCAGGCGCGGGGTGTACTTACAGCATGGGTTACTACAAGAAGGCCGGCCACTTCTTCAAGGACCCGCAGCCTGGCGACCAGATTTTCTTCACGAACGACGGCGGTGCGAGCTCGTACCATACCGGCCTCGTGGAGAAGGTTGAAGGTGGTAGGGTCTACACGATCGAAGGCAACACCTCGAGCGCGCCTGGCGTTGTCCCGAATGGCGGCGCGGTGCGAGACAAGAGCTATTCGCTCGGCTACAACCAGATCGCGGGTTACGGCCGGCCTGATTGGAGCCTTGCGGGAGAGGAGACTGAGGAAATGACGCAAGATCAATTCAACGAAATGTTCAAGGTCGCTATGGCGGTTTATCGCGCCGAGCTGCAGGACAATGACTGCGGCAGTTACAGCGCCGAGGGCCGTCAATTTATGATCGACAAGGGGCTCATGGTCGGCGGTAACCCGTTGCCGAACGGCGAGCCAAACTACATGTGGCAGGACTTCCTGACCCGTGAGCAGTTCGCGACCGTGCTCTTCCGGTACGCGAAGGCCCTGGGCGTCGCCTGATGGGCCGCCATGAGAAAAAGCCCTCGAAGAAAAAGGTCAAGATTGAATGGAGCAAGCTCGTATGCCTGTTGACGATTCTCGCCGGTCTCCTGATCGTGCAGGAGTGCCTCTTCCTTATGTACCTTTGCATCAAGGGGGGCTACACCGCTACGGCTGCCTGGCTTACCGCCGCGACCGGCGTAGGCGAGGCGGTTATCATCGCCGGCGCGAACGGGTATCTCGGGCTTGCGAAATCCGATCACAAACGCGGCGGTATCACGTTCGAGGCCGCCAAAGCAAAAGACTTCACCGAGGACGAGGATAAAAACAGCCCTCCGATCTAACTGAAAAGCCCTCCTGCGGATTCGTCCGCGGGAGGGCCCTTTTTCTTTTATAGCTTGCGGCCGTTATACGCCAACTTTTCAACGAGCTCGCCGGTGGGCGCGTAGACCTCGCAGGCAAGCCAGTCTGACGCAGCGAGATCATTATTCAGCGCAAAGGCTCGGGCGGCCTGGACCGGTTCTGCGACCTCATGCAAGCGCTCTTCGCAGACTCGGCCCGCGTCCATATACCGGACAAGAAGATCATATTTCATCATTGCCGGTCTCCTTCGCTACCAGGTCCAGGATAAACCGGTTGACGCTCTTGCCGACACTCGCAGCAGCCTTTTGAATATAGTCCTTCTGGCCTTTCTTCACCTTCAGCTCAATGCGCTCGTAGGTTTTGCGGTTGTAGCGTTCCGTCGCTTCTCGCTGAGCGTCCGAGTAGGCCATGCGTCCACCGTCCTTTCCTTTTTACTATTATTAGTATAAAGGAATGGGCGGATTCTTCGTATAATGTCGACCGTATAAAAATAGGGGGCCCCTCTCTCACAATATCAATTTTACCGCGTTTAGTAAGCGTTGTAAATCGGCAGAACTCCACAGGTTTTTACTAAAAACGCTGAGCAGTTCGTCGGCATACGAAATCTACTAACCGCGGTAAAATTATAAATGTCAAGAGGAAAGGAGCTTGACAAAAAGAAAGAGCCTGCAGCCGACACCTGCAAGCTCTAAGAAAGGAGGTGCGTGAAATGCCTGATGGCTACACCCCTTACGGTTACCTCGGCAAGGTCGATGACAGACTGATCGAGGTTGTCTCCGAAGAAGAGCTCTATGAGCTTCTCGAAGACGAATAACCGGTAAACCCTGCGAGCCTGGCCGGTCGCAAGACCGGCTGGGCTCTAAGGTGCCTTTCATTATATATCGTTCCACGTGATTTGTAAATGCTTAATTTTTGAAGGAGGTACACCCCTATGACGTTCTGGCATGTCGTCACCAAATTCTTTGACTCTGGCAAGGTAAAAGTCAATCTCGCACCCATCGAGGCCGATCGCAAGCCTGAGGATCACATGAGCGAAAATAAGACCTGCGACGAGTACCACGACTACTTCGATACCTACGAAGAGGCCGCCGCGTATGCAGCCGACGCCCGCAATGCCTGATCGGCAAGACCTGTCAGAAGTGCTTAGCGAAATCAGTAAAATCTCGAGCAGTTCGTCGGCATACGAAACTTACTAAACACGGTAAAATTAAAAATGTCAAGAGGATAAAACAGAATGCGGACAGCGCCGCCCAGCTCACGAGCTTCAAGCGGTAAGCGCGCTGCGAAAGGTAACCTCTTGGCGCGATTAGTAAGGAGGTCTTCAAAATGATGAACTGGGAAATCGAGCTTATGAGAAACAATGTGACGCCGGCTAAGTTCTTTGCCGAAATCCGTTTTGCTTGCAAAAAGAAAGGTATTGACTTCGCCCTTGATCTTGAACAGTTTGCGAATCCGGTTCAGCAATACAATTCTCGCTATACCGTTATTGACGGCAAGAAGATTTGCTATTTTGGCAATTATCGTTATGAGGAATCCGCGGAAGACGCTCCCGCGCAGGCTGAAGTTTGCCGCTACCTGCCTTATGACTATCAGGCCTTTGTCCGCTACTTCGACGGCACGTGCTTCAACGAGATTTGCGAGTTTACATTTGACGACGAAAAGACCGGTCACGGTTACTATTATCAGATGAACAGAAGTGAGGTAAGCGCATGAGAGTTTACGTTGTTCAGGTCATGCCCGAGGCCAGTCTCGGGCATGTCAGTCAAGAGGGTTATACCTCTTTGGAAAAGGCTCAGGCCTTTATCGAGAGCCGTTCGGACAAGCCCGAGCAGGTCTCGCCCTGGCTCTACCGCAGCACGGACGGCAACGATACCGATTACCTGATCTATGAGGTTCGCGTGATCTAAGCAAAAAGCAAGCGTTTCTGCAAGCAAGTCAACAAATAATCCAACTCGCTTGCAGAAACGTGCTCTTTTTGCAAATGACTTTCATTATTTATATTAAGAAAGTGAGATTTGCTATGACTCCGTTTACGATCTTCCATAACGTCAAAACCAGCGCGTACGCCGCGGTTTATGACTTTGCTCTCCTGACTATGACCGGCATCGGCCGCAAAGAGGAATGGCAGCCGGTTTATCGCGGGCAAGCGTCCAGCCTTCTCGATAAGGCCAGGCAGCGCGAGGCGTTTGTCAAGGCCCAGGAGCATCGCGGCTGATACCTGTCGAAAGCGCTTAATAATTTCAGTAAAACCCCGAGCGCTTTGTCAGCATACGAAACTTACTAAACACGATAAAATCATAATTGTTCCAAGGAACACAACAAAATCAAACTTTTCAGGAGGATATACAAATGAAGGACATGACTACCGTGCTGAACAAGAAGATCGTCAACAAGGAGACCAACGAAGTCCGCCTGGTCGTCAAGATCGACGAAGAGAACCGCAAAATCTTCTCCGTTCCCGCGAGCGAGCCCACTGCCGAGCCGACCTGCATGGCCGCCGCTTCCTATGATCGCCGCTGGCGTCTCTGCGAGGAGCCTGCCACCGAAGAGCAGACCGCTGCCGAGCCCCAGCCCGAAGAGCTGGTCACCGAGCCCCAGCCCGAAGAGCCGAAGACCGAGGCTCCTGCCGCGGAGGACAAGCCCGAGCCGATGAAGATGAGCGAGACGATCACCGCCCTCGAGAATATCTTCGACAAGCTCAACGCGATCTACTTTGAGGGCAAGCTGCCTCGTCCGGTCATCACCGTTCAGACCACGCCGAAAGCGTACGGCCATTGCTCCACCAAGAAGATCTGGAAGTCCGAGAATGAAGGCATGTATGAGATCAACCTCGGCGCCGAGTTCATCAACCGTCCGAAGGAATCCACCTGCGCGACCCTGCTGCATGAGATGGTTCACCTCTTCTGCACCGAAAACGAGATCGCTGACACCTGTCAGAATGGCCGCTATCACAACAAGACCTTCAAGGCCGAGTGCGAGAGCCGCGACCTGATCGTCGAGTACGACCGCGCCAACGGTTACGCGCATACCTCTCCGACCGACGCCTTCAAGGCCAAGCTCGCCGAGGCTGGCGTCGACCTGAGCGTCCGCTTCGCCCGCGTCATGCCGAAGGCTAAGGCCAAGGCCGAGCGCGAGAAGGCTCACCGCTACGTCTGCTCCGTCTGCGGTCAGGAGGTTCGTACTACTTCCGAGCTCAGCCTGATTTGCGGGCATTGCAACGTCACCATGGACCGCCTGGACTAACCCAGGCGAGTCCAAAATCTGGGAGTATAAAAACACCAGGGCCCTGGGCGTAAAACGCGATACAGCTCGCCCAGGAGCCCCGTGGGATAGTTTAAGGAGGATATGAATCATGTATAAGTATTGCCCGCATTGCGGAAAGCCCTTCCTGGAGCCTGATAAGCCCCGCATGGTTGGTTTTGTCTCTCAGGCTAAGGAGGTCATCTCCTGGGCGCAGATCAAGGAATGGTCCGACCTACGCGAAGCATCAAAGCACTTTGAGATCGGCGACGAGATTTACGACGAGCTCAAGACCGGCGAGCCGATCACTCTGGTCGTCACCGAGAAGGACAAGCCTTTTGACGGCGACGTCATATTCATGCTCAAGGACTGCTTGCGCGATACCTACCCTATGAACGACACTGATACGAACGAAGGCGACTGGAAGGCAAGCAAGCTCCGCAAGGACCTCAACACTAAGATTCTGGCTTTGCTGCCTGATGATATGCGGGCCGCGATCAAGCCGAGAGTGATCGACGGTGAGAGCGATCTTCTTTGGCTTGCTTCCAGGGAGGAGGTCTTTGGAAGTGGTAGTCGGCTCGCGGGCAACTTTGATAGTAGCAAGCAGATGGCCTACTACAAGCGCCGCGGAAATCGCGTCAAGGCTCTCGGTGACGAGGGCGAGTCTGCGAACTACTGGTGGGAGCGTTCTCCTAGTGCGAGCGGCTCTACCTACTTCTGTTTTGTCAACAGCGGCGGCGGCGCCAACTACTACGGCGCCAGCAACTCGCTTGGCGTGGCCTTCGGCTTCTGTGTTTAATCTGCGATCTAAGAATCCCCAGCCCGTCAGGGCTGGGGAGAAGTAAGAAGGAGGATTCCGATGGGATTAAGAGAACTGCGCCAGGCGAAAGGCCTGACCCTGAAAGGACTGGCCGCGTTGAGCGGCGTTAACTATATGAAGATTCACCAAATCGAGACGGGCAAGATCAACCCTGAGAACATTGCGCTCAAGACCGCCATAAAACTGGCAAAGGCGCTTGACTGCAAGCCCGAAGACATTCTCGCCAAGTAGAGGAGCCGCGTATGGACGACGCCGAATATATCTACAAGCAAGACGTCAAAGAGAAGGCCATCACCGCGCGGAGCTCGCATAAGTATGGCAGCTCTCGCCGTCGTCGCTGCGGCCTTTCCAGCGACAATTTAACACGAAAGGAATGGGAACGTATGAACGGCCCAGTACATACTCTCAAGCCCGACGAGGCTCTTTCCTGGGACAGGTTCAGAGCTTTGCCGAAGAGCTTGCAGCAAGACTATATCAAGCATATCCTCTCGAAGTTTAAGGTCGGGCCCGCGGCGCTCGGTCGTATGTTCGGCGTCAGCGAGGCCTATTGTGGGGACTACCTCAAAAAGCAGCTCGGTATCACCTTCCAGGGACGCACGACCCGACAGGAGACCTTGCGCTTCCTCAACGCCTACCGCCCCGAGCGCGGGCCTGTTTGCGCCGACAAAAAAAACACCGAACTCACGCGAGTCTCTTTGACCTTCTGCGGCGGCTTTTCGCCCGAGGCTATCACCGCAAGGCTTCAAGGACTTTTCCCCGCGGGCACTGCGGTCTCAATCACGGTCGATATTTCTGCTACTGAGGCCTGAGTAGCGAATAGCAAACCCTCGATGGCGTTTGCTACTGGTTTGCTACTGGCGCAAGGCCTTATATATCAAGGCTTTTTAGAACAGGAGTAGCGGAGTAGCAATTTTACCTATTGAACCCTACAGATTAAACCTAAAAGGACATAATTATTTCCCTTTAGGTTTAATTCATAGGATTTATAGGAAGTCCGTTTTTTGCTACTCCGCTACTCGACAGGAGGTTGACATGGCGAAAAGTAAAAAGCGCGGGCCGGCTCAGAAGTCGAAAAGCTCCTACGCCCAGGAGCTCCAGATGAAGAAACAGCTCGGCGCGAATATCATAGCGGACTGGACCGCGCAGCTCTGCCTCGATACGATGGCGATCGTCCTCAATGACCCCGAGGTCATGGGCCATAGCGCGCTCGGCTCGAAACGGCTCATGCGCGTTTGCGAGGCCTTCAACGAGTTATTCGATAAGACTCGGCTTGCTCTCTCTAAGAGCGACGAGGCTGAATACTGGCGCGTAAAGATCGACCATGCGCAAGAGCGCATCTTCGGTCCCGACTATCTTCACTGGCAAGAGCGCTATTCCTACTGGGACGAGCGCGATACATATTAAGGAGGAAAGGTTATGGCTCGATTGACAAAGAGGACTCCCCAGGGCTGGGAGCTTGCTGCGCCGTGCGCGCCTGGGGTACCTTTAGCCGCGCTCGCTCGGTATGAGAATATCGGCAGCGCACATCAGTTTAGACATCTCAGCGAGCTCAACACGCCGAAGAGCCCATACCCTGACGGCGATACAAGCATTTTGGAGTGCCCTTGCTGCGGGAGCGGTGAATGGCTCCATAATGCCGACGAAAGCGCAGCTAACTTCTGCGGGCAATGCGGGCAGGCGATCGACTGGACCGAGCCCGAGGTTCATTGCGGGGACTGCGAGCACCTGATCTTCTCCGACTGCTACGGCGAGTGCGGAAAAGGTTACAAGGGAATTGTTCGGCCTGAGGATTCTTGCGGGAAAGGCGAGCATAAATAAAGAGACTTTGTCGGTCTCTTTATTTTCGGCGGTTTTGCCTACTAATTTCAGTAAATCCTCGAGCGCTTTGTCGGCATACGAAACTTACTAAATACGATAAAATCATAATTGTTGAGAGCAACACACCGAAACAATTACGGAGGTATTTATCATGCCGAAACTTAAGGACATTCTCGCTGCTGCAAACGCTAAGGTCGCCGAGTATATGGCTCAGGGCTATATGATCTCCTGGATGAACGCTTCTTTCGGTTACGAGTTCCGCGTGGACCTTGAGAAAAACGGTGATTGTGTCCGCGTCAAGGTCGACAGCTTCCACAACTGGGAACGCGCTTCGAGCATTGAGGGCCTGACCCTGCAGGTCGTTCGCATCTCTCATGCCGACGCTTTTGAAGATCGTAACGTTGAGCCCCTCTACTCCAAAAACTTCTATGATCTGTCTCGCTACGGTCGCGGTCAGGCCTTCACCGAGTCCCTTGAAGAAAAGCAGGCGGCTTGCGAAAAGGTCATTGCGAGATACCTTGCTTCCGATCGCGACACTCGCACCGAGCTCCAGCCTTCCGCGGCGCTCATTCGCCAGCTGAAACAGCGTAAGGGCTTCACCAATGCGACCCGCAATAATATCCGCGTTTATCGCAGCGCCGCAGGCTACACCATCGAGATGGCCGGCCGTAACGGTGCCAAGGCTAAGAGCGAGCTCATTCGTCTGCCTGGCACGAAATAAGCGCCTGTCAGAAGTGCTTAGCAAAATCAGTAAAACCTCGAGCAGTTCGTCGGCATACGAAACTTACTAAACACGGTAAAATCATAATTGTTGAGAGCAATAAACCACGACAATTATGGAGGTAACAGCATGAACGTTTACGCTGCGATCGGTCATTTCAAAGGGAACGAGAATATCACTTGCATCGCGCTTATGCAGTCCAGCAAGAAGGAATTTATGACCGACTGCTACGGCAACGAGTTTGTTCCGTATGTCGTTCTTACTGAGAAGATGCTCAATAAGATTCAGGCCTGCGCTTACGGCATGGATATTTTTGAGCAGGTCGCAAAAATGACCACGAACTACCGCGTATGGGAAAAAGTTACCGACTACCTCGTTCAGTGCTTTGATATTATCACTGACAAAGTTGAAAACGCCAAGGCGCAGGGCTGAGACCCTGCGCCAGGAGAGAGGAGGACAAGAAATGAATAAAGCACGTAGAAAAGCTCTCAGCGAGATCGCCGAGCAAATTAGTGCCCTTCGCGACGAGCTTGAGACTCTTCGCGATGAAGAAGACGAGTACCGCGAAAATATTCCCGAAAGCCTGCAGGGCGGAGAAAAATATGAGCTGTCTGAAACGGCAAGCGACTCTATGAGCGAGGCTCTGGATTCACTTGACGAGGCGATCAGCAATATTGAGTCTGCCGCAGAATAAGGCTTAATCCAGGCCTCCCATATCGCGTCCAAAATCTGGGAGTATAAACACCAGGGCCCCAGACCTAAAACGCGATATGGGTCGCCCAGGAGCCCCGTAGGATAGTTTAAGGAGGGATGACTTATAGACTGTTATATCGGAGTCCTTCATCGGTCCGAGTATTCCTCGCTCGTAACGTTGGACGAGCTCAAGAATCACATTGAAGACCAGAAGGAATTTAACCGCAGTTTGCGCGCCGACCCAGTACTCTGCAACTGCAAGGACCTTTATGTAAAGGTGTTCACGCTCAAGCAGTATGCCGATCGGCGACGCGGTACGGACTTGACCCGTTTTTCATTCTGCCCCGACTGCGGGAAGAGAATCGACTGGAAGAGCATTGCCGAGGAACCGCGGCCGCCCTAAATGAAAAGACCGCTCAGGTCAAACCTGAACGGTCAAATCGAGGGCCAGCCAGAAACCATAACGCAAGACGATAATCTCGCATTCAGGTGTTCGACCAGCGATTAAAATGGTGGAGCCGGAAGAGCGCTTGTCGAACCCTTCGCCCAGGGCTTCTTCGAGCAACTCCGCTTCGCTCTGCTCGCGAGTTTTCCCGTCTCGACTAACGTTGTAATAGATCAGCAGTTTGTCGTCAAATAGGAAAACCTTATGGACAAAACACTTGATAATTCTGCGATGGTAGTCTTCCTCGCTCTCGCATTCCCAGGGTTCTGCGAACTGGGTAAGCAGGAACTCAATTTGGTCCGCAGTTATCACAAAGTCAGAGGCCTTCGCGATCGCCAGCTCTGCTTCAAGCGCCTCTTCTTCGTTCTCAAGCTCTTGCAATCTCGCGGGCAGCGTCTTCGTTTTGACGCCTGACTCGATGGCGTGCATGGTGTTCTTGATTGCCTTGCGGACGTCCTTCAGCTTGAGCTCATAAAAGAGTACGTCGCTGTTGTCCTGGCGGTATTCCATTTGCAGGTCATAGCACTTCTTCGCGATATGCTGAATGACCTCGGGCTGTAAGACCTCGGCAACTGTTCTCCTGACGACCTCACGCTCGAGCCAGTCGCGCTTGACCGGCTTTTTCGTGCAGCCGCGTTTGGCTCGTGACTCCTGGCAATAGTAGTAGTACCACTTGTTCCCTGACTTGCCCGTGCCGCTCACGCCTACGAGAGGTTTTTGGCAATGTCCACAAAAAGCCTTACCGCTCAGCAGATACTCAGCCTTTGGCTCTTTCGGTCTTTTGGCGGTTTTACGCCGTGCGGCTTCAAGCTGCGCAAGGTGAAACGTATCCTTTGAGATGATCGCAGGAATCCCGTCCTCTATCGTTATATCATCGTACGTGTAGACGCCGATATAGCGCTTATTCCTGATGATATGCGTGACGCTGTTCTTGTTGAAGAGCTTGCCCTGCGCAGTCCTAAAGCCGCAGTCATTGAGATACCTACAAATATCGGCATGGCTCTTCCCTTTGATATACATGTCGAAAACCGTTTGCACGGCCTTCGCGCCTTCTGGCTCGATCACGAGAGACTTGTCTTCCGCGGTTCGGTACCCCAGGCAGCGCCCCGCGCCTGTGCTATGACACTTTAAGGCGCTCTCACGCATTCCGCGTTTTATCTTTCGGCTAAGCTCGGCTGAGTAGTATTCAGCCCAGCCCTCCATGATGCTCTCGAGGATAATTCCCTCGGGTCCCTTTGGAATGTCGGTCGTTGCGTATCGCAGCTCAACACCGTTTTCTTTTAGCTTATGCTTGTAGATCGCACTGTCGTATCGGTTACGAGCAAAGCGGTCCGTGTGGTACAAAATGATGACATCGAATATGTGTTTCTCACTGTCGTCGATCATCCGTTGAAACTCTCGCCGATTGTCCGTCTTGCCAGAAATCTTTCTGTCAACATAAGTTCCGACGATTCGGAGATCATGCTGCTCGGCGTACTTTGTACACTCTCGGACTTGCCCCTCGATCGACTGCTCTGTCTGATTTGGTCCAGGGCTGTACCTGGCATATATCACTGCTCGCTGCATGGAATCACCTCAGGAATACAAACTCATTGTGGTAGGCCAGCATATCACGGTTTGGCGCGAACCTCTTTGGCCTGATGATTTTTGTACCCTCTACGCCGAGTAGCCAGTCCTTCGTATTTTGGTCGTCGTAGCTGTCCTTCACATAGTCCGAGACTTGAATCGTAAGATCAGGCAAGACCGTCATAAGCCCTTGATCGAAAGCGCGGTCATAAAACGCATTGAGCAAAAGCCCATTTGCGGGATTCGCGCGCTCGCTCTTGTCGCATACATAGTACGGCTTGATATGGCTCGCGATCACCATTTGCGGTATGCTCTGCCCCGTGATACAGCATCGACCTTCGTACGCCGAAATGACTGACTTCCGGAAGAACTTTCGCGCTTGCTTGTCCGCGATCTCAGCATAGCTCTTTTTCCGGTGCGGGTCGCCATTGTAGACCGGCTCAGTCAGATCAAAGAGCGGCAGTCCGGCAATGCTCTCGGCCTTTGTACTCAGTCCTTCCCAGTCCTTCGAGAACTCTTCATAAATCTCTCGGTCGAGCTTCGAGATTCCGCCCCAGAGTCCCACGCGCCCAGTCGCCAGGAAGTCAGGGTCCAATGCCGCAAGGTTGCAAATCTTCATTTTAAGCGCTGCGGGCGATCGGCCTATTATCTCCGCCGCGTCTTTGATCGTTCGGTTGCTGTTATTCAGCTTCGAGAAAGGAATCACGCAATAAAGCGCGTAGGCCACAATGAGCTCCTCTCTCGTCCACGGTTTGCCCCTCGCCATTTAGCGAACCCTGCCCAGGAATGCGATAGCCTTGCCGATGATACGGACGTTTCCCAGTTCGGCGCCTTCATACTGCAGAACCGGAAACAGAGGATTCTCGGGGCGAAGTTCAATGCGGTTTGGGTACTTGTAAACGCGCTTGAGTGTTGCTTCATTGTCAATGACGACCGCTGCGATCTCGCCATTGTCCACGTCCGGCTGTTCTTTGATGAAGACCAGATCACCGTCAAAGATATGCGCGTTAATCATGCTGTCGCCCACGCAGCGAAGAGCAAAATCAGCATGAACACGCCGATCAAGCTCAGCATAACCCTCGATATTCTGCTTCGCAAGAATCGGCTCGCCGCAAGCGATTTTACCGACGATCGGCAAAAGCCGAGAGTCAGGCATGGGCTCAATGTTCTTGTAGGTAAGGTTGGACGTTACGCCGTCCATCAGGTAGTCGACTGTCGTGCCAAGTACGTTGGCGAGCTTTTGCAGCCGCAGCGCGCTGATATTCTCAATATCGCCGTTTTCCCATTTACGTACGGTGCTCTTCGCAACGCCCACGAAGTTGCCAACGTATTCGAGAGTCAGGTCACAGGCTTTGCGCCTGTCATGGATTCGCTCGCCCATAGTCATAAATGCCACCGCCCTTGTCAGTCTGACCCTTATTATAACGCGTAAGTGTCAAAAAGGAAACACTTTTTTCTCGAAAACAGAAAAAAGTTTCCTTTAGGGGTTTACAAATCCAAAATGATGCGCTATGATTGAGTAGCCTTAAGGAAACTTTTTCAGAAAGGAGGACGCCTAAATGCTCAATGCTAATGCTCTTCGCGCCTCTATGGTTGAGAACAACTGCAGCGTCAGAGAGCTCGCAGAAATCTGTGGCCTCAAGCCTAAAGCCTTTTACCAGCGCTTGAATGGCCGTGTTGATTTTCGTGTTGGCGAGATCATCAAGTGCTCCGGACGCTTGCATCTCTCCGTGGAAAAACGCAATCAGATTTTTTTTGCGGAGGAAGTTTCCTAAAGGAAACAAATGCTTGCCGAGGCAACTTTAGAGCAGACCGAGAAACTGGCGTGCACACAGATTCTCGATTATGCAAAAACCTTTTTTCAAGACCCTAAAAACCAACAAGCCTTTCAAATATGGCTCAAATCTAAGGAGGAACGACAAAATGGCAACGATCAAAGTTGAGGTCACCTATGACCCGAAAAAAGAAACTCTGAGCCAGGCGCTCGCCAGTCTTCTGACTGAAAAGCCTGAGCACACAGAGACCAACATGCAAATGTCTCTTTTCGATAAACCTGCCCCCACGGAAACGCCTACCGCCCAGACCTCCACCGAGGCACCCCAGGAGTCCCCTGCGGAGTCCGCGCCTGTGGCCCCTGATGCTAAGCCTACTGAGGAGAAGACAATCTCTAAGGCTGACGTGAGAGCCCTCGCGGTCAAGCTCTCTAAGAATGACAAGGCCGCCCTCAAGGCGATCTTCAAGGAGCTTGGCGTCGCAAACCTGTCCGCCGTTAAGGAAGAAGACTATCCCGTCTTCTACGAGAAGTTGGTGGCTGCTAATGGCTAAACATGCTCTCTTATCCGCCAGCGGCGCGCATCGGTGGCTCCTATGTACGCCGAGCGCCCAGCTTGAGCAGAAGTTCCCTGCGTCGACCAGCGCTTACGCCGAAGAGGGAACGGTTGCGCACGCTCTCGCAGAGCTCACAACGCGCTACTTCCTCGGCGAGCTTGATGAGGTCGCTTATGAGAATCAAATCAAATCCGAGTTCGAGCCGAACAGCTATTACAATGCAGAAATGCGTGAGTGCGCGGTCGCTTACGCGAAGTTCGTGACCAGCCGCCTCGCCGAGGCAAAGAAGACTTGCCCCGACGCAATGATTATCCTCGAGACTCGCCTCGACTTCTCGAAGTATGTGCCTGGCGGCTTTGGTACCGGTGACTGCGTGATTATTGCCGAGCCGATTCTCGACGTGATCGACTTTAAGTATGGCAAGGGCCATCGCGTCGAGGCTGAGGACAATCCTCAGATGCAACTCTACGGCCTGGGCGCGCTCGAGCAATTCGGTGATCTCTATGAGATCAAAACCGTTCGCATGACGATCTTCCAACCGCGTCTCTCTGGTATCGAGGATTCTTCCGAGAAGACCGTCAAGGAGCTTACCTCCTGGGGCAAGAGCTATGTCAAGCCGAGAGCAAAGCTCGCAGACAAGGGCGAAGGTGACTTCGCGCCGAGCGAAGAAGCCTGCCGTTTCTGCCGCGCAAAGAATCAGTGCTGCGCTCGTGCCGAAGAAAACCTCAAGCTCTTTGACGAGAGCCCTGACCCGTTGCTCATCTCTCCTGAAGAGGCAGGCGCGATTCTTGCCAAGTCCGCAGACATTGAAGCCTGGCTTAAGGACCTGCGTGAGCTTGTGTCTGGCGCGCTGACTGCCGGTGAAACGGTAACCGGCTGGAAAATGGTTGAGGGCCGCAGCAACCGTAAGTTTGCAGATGAGGACAAGGTTGTCGCGGCTATGAAGGCCGCCGGCTATGACGAGTCTCTTCTTTACGATCGCAAGCTCATTACGCTTACGCAGATGGAGCGCGACTTCGGCAAGAAGACCCTCGCTGAGATTCTCGGTGATTTGATCGTCAAGCCCCAGGGCGCGCCGACGCTTGCGCCTGAATCGGACAAGCGGCCCGCGTATCGCTTTGAAGACCAGGTCCTCAAAGCCTTTGACGAGTAAGAGGAGGAAACGACAATGACGCAATCGAAAAGCCGGCGGCTCCTGTATCAGCAGGCGCGTTTGATTCGTATTCAGTGGGCTGTCATTCTGGCGCTCGTCTGCACGATCGTTCTCATGGCGATTTTCCTGCCAAAGGTAAAAGCCATCGAGGAGACTACAGCTCCGACCTTAGAGCTTGAGCCCACGTCGTATGTGACACCTGAGATCATGCCCGAGCCTACTATCGAGACTGAGCCCGAAGAGACCGTACCCGTTCTCGAGGAGCTTGGCGAGTTCCGCCTGACTGCGTATTGCGCTTGCCGCAAGTGCTGCGGAAAAGACCCTGGTGACCTCGGTTATGGCGTTACCGCGTCTGGCGCGGTCGTCGAGGCCGGCCGAACGATTGCAGTTGATTCCTCCATTATCCCTCTCGGCTCTGAGATCGTGATTGACGGCCATACATACGTTGCCGAAGACACGGGCAGCGCCATCAAGGGAAACCGCATTGACATTTATTTCGATACCCACCAAGAAGCATTAAATTTCGGCGTTCAGTACGCTGACGTCTACATTATTAAAAATTAAAGGAGATTTTTACAATGGCTACTGCTACTCAGATCACTACCGGTCGCGTTCGTTTTTCCTACGTCAACGCTTTTACCCCTCGCGCCGCTCAGGAAGGCGCTCAGCCGAAGTACAGCGTGACCCTGCTGATTCCGAAGACTGACAAGAACACGATCGCAAAGATCAAAGCTGCGATCGAGGCTGCGAAGACCGCCTACCTGCAGAAGCACTCTGGCAAGAAACTGCCGTCCGCCCTGAAAACCACTTTGCATGACGGTGACGGCGAGCGCCCGAACGGCGGCGAGTTCGGCCCCGAGTGCAAGGGTCACTACGTTATGACCTGCAGCTCCAACAACAAGCCCGTGATCGTTTACGCCGATAAGACCCCGATTACCGAGGCAAGCGAGCTCTATTCCGGTTGCTACGGCCGCGCGATCGTTAACTTTTATGTTTATGACACAAACGGTAACAAGGGCGTTTCCGCAGGCCTGAACGGCATTATGAAGCTCAGCGACGGCGAGCCCCTGTCTGGCGGCGTCGTGACTGACTCCGACTGGGACGACGACTTCGAGGACGAAGACGACGATCTCCTGAGCTGAGCCCATGAAGATCGTCTGGCACACGATTCCCGACTTTCCTGAGTATGAGATCAATCGCTTAGGAGAGATTCGGCGCAAAAGTACGGGGCGCGTGTTAAAGCCTTTTGACGATCGGCGCGGTTATCTGCGAGTAAGCCTGAACGGCCGCAATGTGAAGGTTCACTTACTTGTCGCAAGAATGTTTGTGCCGAATCCGCACGGTTACCCCGTTGTAGATCACAGACGCGGCAATAAGCATGATAACCGCGCCAGCCAGCTCGAGTGGTGCACGATTGCGGAAAATACGCGACGTGCCCACGCCCTCGGGCTTTACCCCCTCCCCGCAATAGCAAGAAGGGAGCAAGCGTATGAAAACTCTCGCAATCGATATTGAAACCTACTCCTCAGTCTCTCTTCAAAAAGCCGGCGTCTACGCTTATGCAGCAAGCCCTGATTTTGAGATTCTGCTCTTCGGCTATGCTTGGGACGATGGCCCTGTTGAAGTTATCGACATGGCGCAGGGCCAGAAGCTACCCCAGGAGCTCCAGGACGCCCTGTATGACCCCGAAATCCTCAAGACAGCATTCAATGCGTCTTTTGAACGGACTTGTCTGAGCGCGTTTATGGGTCGCGTGACTCCTGCAGATCAATGGAGCTGCACTGCGGTCATGGCTCGTGAGCTTGGCTTGCCTGGCAGCTTGGAAGCTGTTGGCGAAGTGATCGGCTTGCCTGAGGACAAGCAGAAGTCGAAGACAGGCAAAGCTCTGATTCGGTACTTCTCAATTCCCTGCAAGGCCACAAAGGTCAACGGTGAGCGCACGCGCAATCTTCCTCACCATGACCCCGAGCGGTGGAACCTCTATGTCGAGTATAACCGTCAGGACGTCGTGACGGAGCGCGCGATCAGGAAGCGCCTGCAGAAGTTCCCCGTGATTCCCAGTGAGCACGATTTGTGGATAATCGACCAGCATATTAACGACCGCGGTGTCGGCGTCGATACGGTACTCGCAGAAAACGCGGTTGCGATCGACCAGGTCGTAAAAGCGCGGCTGCTTAACGCCGCGAAGGAATTGACAGGTCTTGACAACCCGAGGAGCGCCGCGCAGCTTAAGTCCTGGATTGAGGAAGTCTCTGGCTTTGAGGTGGAGAGCCTTAATAAAAAGATGATTGGTGACGTTCGCAGCGGCACCGATAATGAAGAGGTCCACGCGATGCTCGATATTCGTCAAGGGCTTGCGAAGACCTCAACTGAAAAATACAACGCGATGCTCCGCACGGTTTGCCCTGACGGACGCATTCGGGGCCTGACTCAGTTCTGCGGTGCCGCACGCACCGGACGCTGGGCTGGGCGTTTGGTGCAGATGCAAAACCTGCCGCAAAACAAGATGCCTGACAGCGAGCTCGACGCCGCGCGGCGTTTGGTTCGTGAGGGTGATCTCGAGACCCTTGAAATGCTTTTTGACGATACGGCAGGAACGCTATCCCAGCTCATTCGTACGGCCTTTATTCCTAAACCTGGCTGCAGGTTCATCGTGGCCGACTTTTCTGCGATCGAGGCGCGCGTGCTTGCCTGGCTCGCCGATGAAGAATGGCGTATGGACGTCTTCAACACGCACGGCAAAATCTACGAGGCCTCTGCCGAGCAGATGTTTCACCTGCCGAAGGGTTCCGTCAAGAAGGGTGACCCGATGCGTCAGAAGGGTAAAATTGCTGAGCTCGCCCTGGGCTATGGCGGTTCCGTTGGTGCCATGAAGAGTATGGGCGCTTTGGCGATGGGCCTTGAAGAGTCTGAGCTCAAGCCGATCGTCAATAGTTGGCGCGCGGCGAATAAGTCGATCACAAGGTTCTGGTGGGACACGGACTCTGCCGTTCGCCGGTGTATTACGACGCAAGCGCCTGTTGATTTGCCGCACGGCATGAGACTTCGCAAGCAAGGACCCCTTATGCGCCTGCGCTTGCCGAACGGTCGAGAGCTCAGCTACGTCAAGCCCCGCGTCGACGGCGACGACAATATCACCTATGAGGGGACAATTCAGTCCTCGGGCGGCTGGGGCCGTATTGAATCCTACGGGCCGAAGTTCGTGGAGAATATCGTTCAGGCTACCGCCCGCGACTGCCTGGCTGAGGCCATGTTTAGGCTTGAGGCCGCCGGCTTCCCGATCGTCTTCCACGTTCACGATGAAGTGATTTGCGAGGTTCCGATCGGTGTCAGTTCTGCCGAAGAGCTGGGCGCGCTCATGGGGCAGCCGATCTCCTGGGCCCCGAATTTGCCGCTTCGCGCCGACGCTTACGAGTGCGAGTATTATCGCAAAGACTAATTTGGAGGAAGAACAGTGACTAAGAAAATCTTATTGAAATGGCTCGAAGAGCAAAAGGGTAAGGCTCTTAAGCAGGTCGATACACAGGAGACCGCCGCAAAAGCCGCGTTGCTCGCGGAAAAGCTCGAGCGCACAAAGTTCGCTGATATGGTTGCGTATGTCGAGCCGCGTCTGACTGAGGTCTACGACTATATGATGGACTGGCACAAGAAGAACGAGGAACTCGCAGGTCCCTTGTCTATGCGCTGGGGAACAATCCTGTACTCAATCTCAAACATACTTCTTGCGCGAGTTCCTACGGCTGAAAAGCTGCAAGAGACCGAGCTGCTTGAGGCCCAGGTCGATAGAGACCTCAAAAAGCGTTTTTCCGATATTCGGCGCGAGGTCGAAAAGACCTATTACAATGTCGCGCTGAATGTCAACGCCCTCGCGAACGCAAAGCTCGGTCTTGAATATCTCTCGACTCTCGGCTTTGACTTAACCGGCCTTATCGCCGAGCAGGAGCAGCCTGTCGAGAAGGCGCTCGCAGTTCCCATCAACACCAGCTTTTTGCTGATTATGCCGAAGGAGGTACACAATGAATCTGAAACAGTTTGACAAGATCGTGACTGACCAGCTCTCCCGCAGTGAGCTCGTCCTCATGGGTAAGGGCACCGAATACGCCGAAGAAGCGACCGACGAAACCGAAGTCGACCGCCTGGCGCATTTCAAGAAAGCCGCGGCTTTGCAGGATATGACGACCGCTCAGGCCGCTTTTGGGATGCTGAGCAAGCACCTCGTTTCCGTTGCCGATATGGTCGGCTCGCGTCAGTCCTATCCGCTCACGCAGTGGAACGAGAAGATCACCGACAGTATCAACTATTTGCTGATTCTGCGGGCAATCGTTGAGGAAGGAAGGTCCGCATGAAAAGCATCGAAGTTGCGGTCTTAAATCCCGAAGTCATTCCTTCGGCTGAGAAGATGATGGTTTGTGCTGCGCGTCTTACGCAGCGCGGCCACAAGATCAAAAGCCTGGACGACTTTATGGCGCTCTACAACAAGAGTTACACCGAAGACACGGTAACTGCAATGACAAAGCTGCCGCACCCGACGATTCAGAAGTTCGGCGCGATCAACGTTGTCATTGTTGGCGCGAGTCGGCGCTTCCTGGCGCAGATCACGCGCCACCAAAACGAAGTCAAGTTCATGTCCGCCTCGCTGCAGTACAGCGACTACTCGGATGACGCTGCCTTCGCGATTCCCTATGAGGTCATTGAGCGTGGTGAAGAGGAAACCTATTTGACCTCTTGTAAGCTGAATATGGCAAACTACGCCGAGGCCGTCAAGCAGGGCCTTGACAATGACGCGGCCGGCTATATGGCTCCACAGGGCCTTCGCAATGTCCTTCTTATCAGCGCGACGCCCTATCAGTGGAAGCACATCATCGGCCAGCGCACTTGTCGGCGCAATACGTCCGAGACTCGCCTGGTTCTGCTCAAGGTTTGGGACGAGCTCTATAAGCTGAATCCTCGGCTCTTCGCCCGCGCGACGACCGGCCCCTTCTGCATGAGAGGCGCATGCAAGGAAGGTAAAATGGGCTGCAAGAATCCCATGCCGTACTTAACTCCGAGCGAGCTGCTGCGGCTTGATTATCCCTTACTCTTTAAGGAAGAAGGTGCAACCGATGCAGGTTAAGCTCATCGATCATGGCGTGCCCACGGATATGCTGCCGAAGAGGGCCTACGCGAACGACGTCGGCGCAGACGTGTATGCGCTTAGAGACCAGATCGTCGAGATTGGTTGCTCTGCCGTGATTGGTCTCGGCTTTGGCCTTGAGCTTCCTGCCGGCTTCGGCGCGTTCATCTTTCCCAGGTCGAGCCAGACTGCGAAGGGTGTCGACTGCAAGCTCCCTCCGCTTGACCCTGGCTATACCGGAGAAATGCACGCGGTCATTCACAACGGCGGTCACGAGGCATATCACATTTACCGCGGCGACCGTATCGGCCAGTTAGTCGTGCTGCCGGTTGCGACTCCCGACTTCGTTCTTGACGCGGGAAAGGCTCGCGGCGACGGTGCCTTCGGTTCAACTGGCAAATAGAATCTTGCCCTCCCTCCTGAGGCTTTTGCCTCGGGGGGGGGAGCTGAAACGGAGGTGGCTCATTTGGAACGAGTCAGCAAAGACGAATACTATTTGAACATTGCCGCGGCCGTTGCCGCGCGGTCAACCTGCTTGCGAAAACACTATGGCGCGGTGGTCGTGAAAAACGATGAAGTCATCGCAACCGGCTATAATGGCTCTCCTCGTGGCGAGGCGAATTGCTGCGATACCGGCGTTTGCTACTGCCGATCGCACGAGCTGCCGCTTGACGAGACCGCCGCCGCACATGGCTCGCAATACGGCTCTTGCGTAGCCGTTCACGCGGAGCAAAATGCGATCATCAGCGCGTCAAGGCAAGAGCTCCAAGGCTCTACGCTCTACCTGGTCGGCTATGACCCCAGAACAAAGAAATGGATTGAGGCTAAGCCCTGCAATATGTGCGACAGAATGATTCGCAATGCAGGCATTATGAGAGTTGTGCGAAGGGAGATCGACGAATGAATCAAATCCGCTATGATGGCCCGGTCACGATTGCCGTCGGTGAATCCAGGCGCTCGACTCAGTGGAAAAACAAAGAGGTCCTATGGTCTCAGCTCGTGGAACGCCTGAGTATTCCGACGAAAACACCTGAGACCGTTGACGAGTATAGAGGCTTTGCAAAAAGCAAGCGCGACGAGATCAAGGACGTTGGCGGCTTTGTCGGCGGTTCTCTTAAAGGCGGCCGCCGTAAAGCTGAGGCGATCATGCAGCGCCGGCTCCTGACTTTAGACCTCGACGACGTGCCAAGGAACGCAGACCCATGGGACACGGTCGTTTTGGTCTTAGGCTGCGCAGCCGTTCTTTATAGCACGCATAGCCATCGGCCAGAGGCCCCGCGCCTTCGTCTGGTTATGCCGCTCTCTCGTCCTGTCTCTCCTGAGGAATATTCTGCGATCGCCCGAAAGGTCGCGCAGGACATCGGTATTGACATGTGCGACGACACCACCTATGAGCCGCATCGACTTATGTACTGGCCCTCTGCCTCGATCAATGCTGAGTATCGGTATGAGGTTGAGGATGGACCGTGGCTGAACGCAGACGAGCAGCTTGCTCGGTATGTCGACTGGCATGACCCATCTGAGTGGCCGATCTCTTCGCGTCGAGCTGAGGCTCTACATAGGCTTGCGTCTCACCAGGAAAGTCCGCTCGAGAAAAACGGTATTGTCGGCGCGTTTTGCCGTGTCTATGACATTCACGACGCGATCGAGCATTTTCTTTCTGATACCTATGAGAAGTATGACGACAACCGTTATACCTACAAAGGCGGCTCAACCTCTGGCGGTTTAGTCCTCTACGACAACGGCGTTTTCGCCTACTCCCACCACGGCACGGACCCTGCAAGCGGAAAGCTCTGTAACGCCTTTGACCTCGTCCGTATTCACCTCTATGGCAATTTGGACGATGATACAAGCCCTGGCACGCCGTCTCACAAAATGCCCTCGTTTATGAAACTGCAAGACGAGGCAATGCAGATTCCTGAGGTTCGTGAAGAGCTTGCTAAGGCCAACTTCGAGCGCCTCAAGGACCGCTTTGACGACCCTGACGAAGACTATGACTGGGTAGGACAGCTCACATGCAACAAAAACGGGAAGTTCGATAACACGATCAACAACGTGCAGCTCATTATGGAGCACGATGCAGGTCTTCGCGGTAAATACTTTTACGATACCTTCAAGGAACGAATGACGGTTTGCGGAGATCTTCCGTGGTGCAAGCTCGCTGATCGAATGACAACGACCTGGACCGATACCGACGACGCAGGCCTTCGCAATTTCCTTGAGATCAAGTATGAAATCGTAAACACTATGAAGATCGGCGACGCCGTGCTTCTCGCGATGCAGAGCTGTATGCGGCACCCCGTTCGCGAGTACCTCTTGGGTCTCAAATGGGATGGAGTCGCTCGCGCGGACACGATCTTCATTGATTATCTCGGCGCCGAAGATACCGAATATACAAGAACCGTCACCCGCAAAGCCTTGATCGGCGCAGTTGCGAGAATCATGCAGCCTGGGTGTAAGCACGATCATATTCTTGTCCTGGTTGGTCCGCAGGGCTGCCGCAAGTCTACGACCCTCGCCAAGCTCGGTAAGTCCTGGTTTTCTGATTCCTTCTATACCGTTCAAGGCAAAGAGGCCTATGAGCAGATTCAAGGCTTTTGGCTTATTGAAATGGGAGAAATGGCCGCGACCCGAAAAGCCGAGCTCGAGTCGATCAAGCAGTTTGTCTCTAAGCAGTCAGACAGCTATCGCGCAGCTTACGCCAAGCGCACACAGGAGCACCCGCGGCAATGCGCCTTTTTCGGTACGACCAACGACGACGAGTTCCTGCGAGACGCAACAGGCGGCCGCCGATTTTGGCCGGTTACTGTCACAGACAAGGGGCGAGAAACAGGTGACTACTTTACCGCTGAGATCGTTGACCAGGTATGGGCCGAGATCGTCATGCGGTATTCCGCTGGAGAAAACTGGTATCTTGACAACGCGAAGATCGAGGCTGTCGCGCGGCAGATTCAGGACGCGCATACTGAAATGAACGGTAAGCAAGGCCTGCTTGAACAGTTTGTCGAGCGTCTTCTTCCGAAGGACTGGGCCACAAGAAATCTGAGTCAGCGGCTTGCGTACTGGAATGACGGCTTTGACGATGAAAAGCAAGCAGGAACCGAACGCCGCAAAACCGTTTGCGCTTTGGAGATTCATTGCGAGCTGTTCGGCGGAACCGTTAAGGACTACACACCGCAGAAAACTCGTGAGTACAACGCCATGTTGAAACGGCTGCCAGGCTGGAAAGCTCGGTCGCGAATCAATTATGGCGAGATTTACGGCCAGCAACGGGGCTTCGTTCGCGAGGAAACGGAGTAGCAAACCGAGTAGCAAAACGAGTAGCAAACCGATTTTCGGCAAGAGTTTTGCTACTCGGGGCCGTAGCGAATAGCAAAACACAAATCGAATTGCTACTCGTTTCGCTACGGCTAAAAGCCAGTGTTTCCAAGCCTTTCATCAATTTGGTAGCAAAGTAGCAATTATACCTATTGAACCCTATGGATTAAACCTAAAAAGACATAAAAATTTCCTTTTACCCTTAATCCGTAGGGTACATATACGCGCGAGCGCTATTTTGCTACTTCGCTACAATAGGAGGTAGCTTTGAAAGAATCAACAGTTGAAAGGAATATCCGCCGACAAGTCGAGGCCCTCGGGGGCGTGGCTTGGAAGTGGGTAAGCCCTGGACGTCGGGGCGTACCTGACCGAATCTGTGTTTTGCCTGGGCCCCATATCATCTTTGTCGAGCTTAAGCGTCCAGGCTTGAATGATGGGCGGAGCGAGCAGCAGAAGAAAGTCTTTCGCATTTTGGAGGGGCTGGGCTGTCATGTCTGGCTGATCGACGACGCGAGCGTCTTTCGTCAGCGACTTATTGAGATCGGGGTGCGGGTATGAAATACACGCCTTACCCCTATCAGGCTTTTGCCGAGAAGTTTGTCCTTGAGCATAAGGCCGCGGGGCTGTTCCTCGATATGGGCCTCGGCAAGACGGCGATCACTCTCTCAGCATGTGAGAAATTGCTGCGGGATTATTTTGAGACGAGCAAGGTTCTTGTGATTGCGCCGCTCCTTCCTGCGAGAGAGACGTGGCCCGACGAACTGGCGAAGTGGGACCAGCTTGAGGGCTTGACCTATTCTCTGATTATCGGCACGGCGCAGGAACGAGTTGACGCGCTACATACTGACGCCGATTTTTATATCATCAATCGCGAAAATGTCGTTTGGCTCGTCGACTACTATAAGAAGAAGTGGCCTTTCGATATGGTTGTAATCGACGAGCTATCGAGCTTCAAGTCTAGCAAGGCCCAGCGCTTTAGGGCTCTTCGGAAAGTCCGAAAATATATCGACCGAATCGTCGGCCTTACTGGTACGCCGGCTCCGAACGGTCTACTTGATCTCTGGTCCCAGGTTTACCTCCTGGACGAAGGCGCGCGGCTTGGTCGAACGTTGTCGGCCTATCGTGACACCTACTTCACGCCTGGCAGACGCGGGCCGAACGGAATTGTCTATGACTGGAACTTGAAGGACGGGGCCCGTGAAGCGATCTTTGCGAAATTGAGTGATCTCTGTATCAGCATGGAAACGACGGGCCTTCCTGAACGGCTTACGATTCCCCATGAGGTCAAACTTTCGGAAAAAGCGGCGGCTATGTATCAGCAGCTTGAAAAGACTATGCTGCTGCCCTTTGCAGATGGAGACGTAGACGCGGCGACGGCTGCGATCTTGACGAATAAGCTCTTGCAGTTGGCCGGTGGCGCAGTCTATGACGAAAACGGCAAAGCGCAGATCGTCCATGACCAAAAGCTCGAGGTCTTAGACCAGCTTATCGAGGAGGCGAACGGTCAACCTGTTTTGGTGTTCTACAACTACAAGCATGAGCTCGATCGGTTGCAGGCGCGATACCCTCAGGCCGTTCATGTAAAAGAGGAGAATGTTGTCAAGCGATGGAACGCGAAAGAGATTCCGATTCTTCTCGCAAATCCTGCGAGCGCAGGTCACGGTCTTAATTTACAATTCGGCGGTCATATCGCGATTTGGTATAGTCCGACCTGGAATCTTGAGTTTTTCCAGCAGGCAAATAAGCGCCTTCATCGGCGCGGACAGACTGAGCCCGTTCTCATTCACACGCTTGCGGCGAAAGGTACGATCGATGAGCGTATTTACGATATTGTCTTACGAGATAAAGAGGCAGGCCAGAACGCTTTGCTTGAGGCTGTCAAGGCCAGAATCAAGGAGGTAACATGACAGAAGAAATCTTACAGTCGTTATCTGACGACCCGATGGCCGTGCTCAACCGTGGCTATCGGGCAAAGGAGCGTATTGCAGCAAGGCAAGAACGCATTGAAAGGTGGCGGCAAGTTGCCGAGTCCATTACTGCGAATCCTGAAAACTCTTCAAGCGGCGGCGGCTACCCTACGAGCAAGACCGAGAATTGCGTTGTTGCGATCATGGAGCTTGAGGAAGAGATTAAGAGCGAAATCATGGAGATCGCCGATTTTGAGCGGCAGACCTCTCAGATCATTAAAGAGCTTGTTGAGGACTTGAACTTCAAAACTGTTCTCGAGCTTCGGTATCTCAGCTATCTGCGGTGGGAGGAGATTGCCGTTAGAATGAATTACACATTCAGATGGACCCAGGAGCTTCATCGTAGAGCTTTACTCGCATTACAGGAGACAGCAAAAGCGCGTTAATTCATATAAAAACGCGTTAATGCGCGTGAGAACTTGATATAACAGTATGGAAGGTTTTGGCGAGCACGGCCATTGTCCTTCCTCCTGAAGAAGAGCGGCTGGAAACAGTCGCTCTTTTCATTTTGCTGCGTTTGGAGGTGGTGAGCGTGGCAGGCAAAATGACTCCGAAGATGCAAAAGTTTGTCGATGAATACCTTGTCGACCTGAATGCGACGCAAGCCGCAATCCGTGCAGGATATAGCAAAAAGACGGCTTACTCGATCGGCGTTTCAAATTTGAAGAAACCCGAAATTGCTGCCGCAATCCAAAAAAGACAAAAGTCGGCGGCTGAAAAGCTCGAGATCACGCGAGAGCGAGTCCTGAAAGAACTTGCTTCGATCGGCTTTGCGAAGGCTACTGACTTTTTGACGATTCAGGGCGGCCGTGTTGTTATTAAAGATTCTGACGACGTGGCCGCTGATAAGCTGGCAGCTCTCGCCTCTGTCAAGGAGGGTATGTATGGCGTAGAGGTCAAACTCGCTGATAAGGCTCGCGCTCTCGAGATGCTCGGCAAATATCTCGGTCTCTTTGATGGGACGAATCCGGAGGGCGATACGCAGAAGAATAACCTCTTTGAGGCGATCGCCGGCGCTGCAGAGGAGGGAATCGATCTAAATGAAATACCAGAGATTCAGTCCTCGGCAGACGTTGACGCTGACGTGGTGGAAGAGACCTGAGTTTGCAGACTACGACGGCATTCTCTGCGACGGCTCTATTCGATCGGGCAAGACGGTCTCAATGGCGGTCGGCTTTATCCTTTGGAGTATGTACTCTTTCGACAATGAGAGCTTCGCCATTTGCGGCCGCACGATCGAGTCTCTGCGCCGTAATGTGATCGTGCATCTGCCCTCCTGGCTTGAGGGTCTTTTCAAGGTGACCGAGCGGCGCGCCGAAAATAAGCTGATTATCTCGGTCGGCGGCCGCAGCAATACCTACTACCTCTTCGGAGGTCGTGACGAATCCAGTTATACGCTTGTTCAGGGCATGACCTTGGCAGGCGTTCTTTTTGACGAGGTCGCGCTTATGCCGCGTTCCTTCGTCGAGCAGGCTCTCGCCCGATGCTCGGTCGCGGGGAGCAAGTTCTGGTTCAACTGCAACCCCGAGGGCCCCATGCACTGGTTCTACAAAGAATGGGTGCTTGAGTGCAAGCGAAGGAACGTCCTCCACCTGCATTTTACGATGGTTGACAACCTCAGCCTTTCCGAGAAGATCAAGCAGCGCTATGAGGGCATGTATACGGGCGTTTTCTATGCTCGGTATATCCTCGGAAAGTGGACGAAGGCCGAGGGCCTTGTTTATCCCTTCTTTGACGCGAAAAAGCACATGATCGATGACGACGGCTCGAGCGGTCGTTATTACATTAGCTGCGACTATGGCACGCTCAACCCGTGTGTATTTGGGCTTTGGCGCGTAAAAGGCAACTCGGCCTTCATGGTGAAAGAGTATTACTACGACGGCCGCAAGAAGGGTAAGCAGAAGACCGATGAAGAGTATTATGCCGATCTTGAGGCCTTTGCAGACGGCTACCTGATCGAGCAAGTCGTTATTGACCCTTCGGCGGCGTCTTTCAAGGAGACGATCAGACGGCACGGCAAATTCAGCGTCAAAAACGCAAAGAACGACGTGCTCGACGGTATTCGTGATACTGGAACAATGCTGCAAGCCGGCTTGCTCCATTTCAATAAAACTTGTGTCAATACGAAAGCTGAGTTCGGCGCGTATGCGTGGGACGAGAAGGCTTCGAGCGACGCCGTGATTAAAGAGAACGATCACAGCATGGACCAGATGCGGTATTTTGTCCGCACGATTATGAAACGCGAGGTGAGGGCGTATGGCATTAAATAACCTTTGGGGAAAGCTCGGTGCATTTTCGAGAAATGTGCTTGTGCCTTCCAACGTGATTTATAAGAGCTTCGATGCGGACCCACTCGTCAGCGATAAAATGGCCCGTGCTATTAGTCGTTGGTACGGTATGTATGTCGACAAGCCCGACTGGGTAGACGATGAGGTCAAGCCCCTCGGTCTTCCGCGGGCGATCGCAAAGGAGTTCGCGCAGGTCGTCTCTTCGGAAATGACGATCACGGTCGACGGCGGTCCGCGCGCCGACTTTATCAACGACCAGTTGGCGCGCTTCCAGTCGAACGTGCAAAACAGTATCGAGCTTTGTATGGCTCTCGGCGGTATGGCCTTTAAGCCGTACGTCTCGGGCGGAAATGTCTTCATCGACAGCACAAGCGCCGCGTCCTTTATCCCTCTTCGCTTTGACGATGGGGATAACTGCGTCTCTGGCGTATTCAAGAGTCAACCGGTCAAGGTCGACAAGAGTTATTTCGTCAAGCTCGAGTACCACGACTTCGCCAACGGCGTCTATACGATTCGCAACAAGGCCTTTACCTCTGACGAGAACGGTATTACCGGCAGCGAGGTCGAGCTCGGCCGCGTTCCTGAGTGGTCCGCTATTCCCGAAGAGGTTCAGATTAACAATGTGGAAAAGCCGCTTTTTGGCTACTTCACGCCGCCTGTCAGCAATAACATTGATACCGCGTCCAGCTTGGGCGTCTCTATTTACGGTGGCGCGACCGAAGACTTGATTCGCGACGCCGATGAACAGTGGGCGCGCTTCCTCTATGAGTTTGAGAGCGCCGAGCGTAAGATCATTGGTACTCCTGAGGCGATCTCCGGCTCGCTGCCTGGCAGTAAGGCGAATCCCTTGCTCGGCGATCGGCTCTTCATTCAAATGCCCTATGACTCGGACGACTTCTTCAAGGAGTTCTCCCCAGCGCTTCGGCACGCCGGTTACTACGAGGGCTTGCAGGCAATCTTGCGCCGCATTGAGTTCAACACTGGTCTTGCCTACGGCGATCTTTCTGACCCCGCGACTGTGGAAAAAACCGCAACTGAGGTTATGTCCGCGAAGATTCGCAAGTTCAACACGGTCAAGGCTCTCGAAGATCGCTTTAAGGCCGCGCTTGAAAACGCGGTCTACGGCGTCAACGTCTACGCTACTCTCTACGGTCTTGCACCGCGTGGGGAGTACGAGCTCTATGTCGACTTCGACGATAACATTCTCACTGATAAGGACGCCTTGCGTGAACGTGACCGCCAGGACGTTCGCGACGGCCTTATGCAGAAGTGGGAGTACCGCGTCAAATGGTACAACGAGCCTGAAGAGGTCGCGAAGAGCATGTGCCCTGTGGAGTCCGCGGCGGACCCCTTTAACCTCGGCTGATGCTGACGCCTGAATACCTGGCGGCCACTCCGGACGCTCTTGTCAAGCTTTATGGAAAGATCGAGCAAGACATTCTTGCGAACATGGCGGAACGCATCGCAAAGTACGATTACTACATTTCTGCGGTCCAGCATCAGCACCAGCGCCTTCGAGCGATGGGGATGCTTGAGACCGAGATCGAGCAGCAACTCTCTGCACTCACCGGAAAGACGCAGTCCGAGCTCAAAAAGCTCATGTCTCAGGCCGTTGACGAGGCGCTTACCTCCGACGCGAAAATCTACGCTGCCGCAGGCATGAGCGACGTTGACCCTCTCGCAGTCGCCGGCGTTCGCGAGGCGCTGCAAAGCGGCCTTCGGCAAACAAGCGGAATCTTCCGCAACTTGACTCGCACGACTGCGAACACGGCCGCAAAGCAATTTGAAGACGCTCTTGATCGGGCCTGGCTGCAGGTTACGTCAGGGGCGTTTGACTATAATACCGCAATCAGAAACGCGGTCAAGGACCTTGCGCGAACCGGCGTTCAGTCGATCACCTATCCCTCAAGCCATGTGGACACGATTGAGAC